ATTATGGCAACTTTGGTGGAAACACTCAAACTGACACATGACTGGGCAGTAGATCGAATACATACTATCTGTGATGATGATCTTGAAAACGCACAAGCGATTCAATCGGAATTCTCTGAGTGGCTAAATCCTAACATCGATGACCATGATGTTTTTTCACTAGAGTACATAGGAGACTAGTATGTCTAACGGTCCTTCTACAGAATTCAAAAAAAGAATTCTTGAAGAAGTAAAAAAGTTATCTGATAAAGGAGAGCGCACTGAAGCGTATGAACTCTTCAAGGTGTATTTCCCAGATAAAGAAATGAACGACAAACTTCTTGAGTATATGTTTTAATGATTAAATCCTTATTTGTAATGACACTATCGTCAGTGCTGCCTGTGCACGCACTGAACCCGCCTCCACCTGTTGAGGCACCGCCTAGGATAGTGAAGACGTGGAAGTGTCCAGACTGTTCCCCAGAGGAAAAGTTTGTTCTTGCTCAACTTCAAAAGCATACCAAGATTTCTGATCGTAATGCTCTTGCTACGATTCTTGGTAACATTAAACAAGAATCAAACTTCGCTGCTAATATCTGTGAGGGTGGCGCAAGGGTATCTTATGAGAACTGCCACTATGGTGGTTATGGTCTTATTCAATGGACCACTCCTGGACGCTATCGTAGTCTTGGGTCTTTCTGTAATAAGTATGGTTTGAACCCTTCAACTCTTGAAGGTCAAGTCCGCTTTATGATTAATGAGAAAGAGTTTCAAGCAGTGCTGCCTCGCTTTGAGGGCAGAGGTCAAACTGTCTCTCAATACATGAAACCTGCCTATTATTGGTTAGGATGGGGTATCAAGGGTAATAGAGAATATTACTCGTATAACTATACTAAACGAATGGTTTACTCATGATTAAGGCATTTATTAAAAAACTTCTCACCAAACCCGAGAAGGTTGAAACAGTCAAGGAAGAGGTTGCTTGCACGGTAGACCCTCGTAAAGAACCATACATTGGTGTACCTGCACCACTGGTTCCTCCTTATGATCCTTGGTTTGCCAATCCTATCAAGTCTGAGAAGACTATTGCCAAAGAAACTGAAATGAAAGTTAAAGAGGCACTTGAGAAAGAGACACAACCCCCTACTAATGAGCCTGACAACATCCATAATGTGATGTATAATAAGGCAACCAAAAACCAAAAAACAACTGTTCAACTTGATCCTCCTGGTGGTTCTGAGAACTTCCAGTCTGGACCTGGTGGTTGGACTTCTGGCAACGGTCAAAATCAATTTCGTTAATTCATGAAAAACTTTATTATTGCAGGTTTGCTTTTGGGAATGTCACTGCCTGTCGGTGCAGAACCCAAAGTCAAAGGTTGGAACACCATGGACGCCATGGGTTGTATGCTACTAAGAGACTGCACCAAAGATGTTCAACGAATCACTAGTATTCAAGATATTCAGAATTATTATCCCGACTCTAATTATTCTGGGGTTGCTGATGAGTTTAACTCAATCCTCAACTCACTTGATAAGATCGGAGTTAAGGTTTTTCTAGGAGATCAAAAGTATTTCCCTAGGATGCATCGTGGTGTGTACCACACTGTGGGAAATAACTTCTTTCTGAATACTCGCTTCATGCATAAACCAGGCACCTTGATGTCTGTGATGCGTCATGAAGGTTGGCACGCTGCACAGGATTGTATGGCTGGTACCATTAATAATAGTATGATGGCAATCATTCATCCAGAAGAAGATGTACCTGGACTTTGGCGAGAGATGGTTGAGCGTACCTATGCAAACCATGCTGTGCCCTGGGAGGCAGAAGCATTCTGGGCAGGTCATACTGCTAATATGACAAAGGATGCACTTGAAGCTTGTGCTTCATCCACACCTATGTGGGATATTTACCCACCCACACCACTCACTAAAAAATGGTTGAAAGAGGAGGGTTACATTAAATGATGTATTTGATTGCAGCACTGGCACCGGTTTTTATCACTAGTCCTATTACTAAGCAACCTGTTGAGGTTCCTACAGCAGTTGTGAATAAGTGTCAGTCTATTATGGAGTTTGATGTTCGTAGTGAGAACAAGACTGAACTGGAAGATTTAAGGACACTTGACTGTTACTATATGAATATGGGTCATTACAGTCTTCCTATGGATTTGTATTATCCCAAAGAGAGGTATCCTCGTCGCTAAATAAAGCTACTTGCTTTAAATGAATGCCCGAGGAAATCAAGAAGGATGAACCCAAAAAGAAAGGTCCATTGGGAAAACTCAAGGAGAAGGTTGAAGACTCTGAAGAGCAAATGGCAATTCTTAGTACCTTTGTCCGTCTTGGTATTCTTGTGTGGTCTGGAGGCATACTTACGCTCGCATACATCAAACTACCCGCTGCTCTTGGAATCCCCGAGCAAAAACTTGACCCAACCTTCATCGCCTCCGTCTTCACCGGAGTTCTAGCAACATTTGGTGTTCAGACTGCGAAGAAAGGTGCTAATGGTGGTGCTGCTGGTGGCGGTGGTAGTATTAGTAAAGCTGATTTACAGAAACTGATTGATGCTGCTGCTCAGACTGCACCAGCACAGACAATTAGGATTGAGCAAGGTCCAGTCAAGATTTCAGGAGTGAATGATGGCGAACCCCCAGTCAAACCAACAATCTAAATCACCTTTTAAATGGGCAGCACTGACGGTGGGAACACTGTTTGGTGTTGCTCATCTTGGTGTCTTGGGACATCTTCTGAATCAGAAAGAGGTGCCTATTATCAATCTGCCTGTGGGTGATTATACTTCTTATACAGTAGAGGCAGGTGAGACTGGGTATCGGATTCAGTATAATGCGAATGATCCCAAAGTAATGGGTGTGAGGAAATATGTTGATAAGAAGAATGGATTCTTTGGTATAGGAGGTAATACTTTTATAACCACAGAAGAAGAATATACTATGGATGGTGCTAAGCATCTTCAGGGTGGTGGCTTGGGAAAGTTAACTGCAAAGAAAGTAGAGTGCATCAAGGCGGAAGGTGGTGGAGAAAATGCCGGTAGAATGGTAGGCGCTACTGCTGGTGCCGCTCTTGCTCCTACAATATTATCAATACCATATATTGGGTGGCTTGCTGCTGGATGGGTTGCTATGTTTGCTCAGGATAAAGGTGCCGACATCGGTGGAGATGTTGCTACAATGTTAAACGATTGCGAGGAAGAATAATGTTGATTTATCTGGCAGCACTATTTGTAGTGACAACTATTATATTTGGTTTTGTGAAAGGTGAGAACGATTATTATGATTCAGACGACTATGATGGAAACGGAACCGCTCATTAAATTACAATGAAGCATTCATTGATACTTGTAGCATGTTTCACACCACTTGCTGCTATCTACATAGTGATGAAACTGGCTGTATGGCTCTCTGCAATCAACGCTGAAACCGATTATGTCAGAAAAGAACCCTTTAGAAAACGAGGACCCTTTGTGGAGAACCCATATGAGGACGTTGATGAAGAGGAAGAGGAGTATGGAGATCGCACAGATTATAGATAAGGCGTTAGAAGAACATTATTCAGAGTTAGGATTACCAGTGCCGAACTGGAAGCGTAGAAAGAATCCTGACTGGTGGGTAGAGTATCTTATAAGTTTAGGTTTGCATCCAGATAATCATGAGTTATGATCCAACCCAACCTGTTTGGGAAATATTTGTAATGATGATATTACTTCTTATAGGAGTAATTTATTCTATTGTCTATATAATGAGATATGATGATATGAATTATGACGACAGTATTAGCACAAGCGAGCTTGAACTTGAACGACGCATGGAACATGAGTTGGGGGGAGGGAATCCAGTTCCTCCTGGTGTTGACGTTCCTGTATTGGTTGAAGAAGAGAATCGACCTGAACTTCGAGAAGAAGAAGGCGAAGACGACAGTTTACCGAGTCAAGTTGGAGGAACAGTAGATGGGAGCAATGATACCCCCGAGTCGGAAAAGTTGTTATAACTTTCGAGTAATCAAAATTAACAGGGTAGTAGATGGCGATACTATTGACGTTACTATTGATCTCGGGTTTGATCTATACAAGAAAGAAAGAGTTAGAGTTGCAGGAGTTGATACGCCGGAGAAAAGGACACGTGATCTTGAAGAAAAGGCGTTAGGACTTGATGCAACTGCTTGGTTAAAAGAAAAGTTAGAGGGTGCCGTCAAAGGCGATGATGACCTTATTATTCGCACCGAACTTAAAGGTGGTGTTGGTAAGTATGGTCGCCTTCTTGGTTGGTTATATATTGGAGACGCAACAGTGTCTCTCAATGAAAATATGATTGACGAGGGTTATGCCTGGTCTTATGATGGAGGAACCAAGAAGAAAGACTTTGAAGAACTTCGAGAGATTCGTCGTTCTTTTGGAACATTAGAGTAATGTTCGCACATCTCTTTATATTTGGTTTTATCTTTTTAATCACTGGCGGTATGCTGGCGATTGGAAATAAAACTTCTGTAGTTACTAAAAGAAAAAATGACTGAAATGAATTTAAAAGAAAGAC